TCGTTCCATATTGACGCAGCCCTTACCAACATCTCCGTGGCGATGCTGCAAAACCCGCAAGGCTTCATCGCCTCGCGCGTTTTCCAGAACGTCCCGGTTCAGAAGCAGTCGGACAAATACTTCACGTTCGACCGCTCCTATTTCAACCGCAACGGCGCTAAGAAGCGCGCAGCCGGTGCTCGCGTCGCCGAGGTGGGCTATGCCCTCTCGAACGACAGCTACTTCTGCGAAGAATACGGCGTCGCGATCCCGATCCCCGATCAGGTCCGCGCCAACGCAGATCCGGCCGCGGATCCTTCGCGCGCAGCCGCCGAGCTGGCGACGCACCAGATGCTGATCAACAAGGAAGTCGACTTCTCGTCGTCGTTCTTCACGACCTCGCTCTGGGGCACCGACATCACCGGCGTCGCTTCCTCTCCGTCGTCCGGGCAGGTCATCAAGTGGTCTGACACCACCTCGGGCGACCCGATCGGCAACGTTCGCACCGGGATCGACACGATCCTCGGCTCGACCGGCATCAAGCCGAACGTGATGGTCATGGGCCGTCAAGTTTACTCGGCACTGATCGATCACCCGGACGTGCAGGGCCGCATCAACGGCGGCGCGACCACCTCCCAGCCCTCGATCGCTTCCTTGAACCTGCTCGCGCAGATCTTCGAGGTCGACGAGGTCATGGTCGGCGAAGCAATCCAGAACACCGCAGCCGAGGGCGACACCGCCGCTCACTCGTTCATTCTGGGCAAGAAGTGCCTCCTGACCTATCGTCCGCCGAGCCCGGGCATCATGACCCCGGCCGCAGGCTATACCTTCTCGTGGGCCGGTTACCTCGGCGGCACGAACGAGTATGGCTTCGTCGTCGACACCAAGCGTCGCGACGAGGAAGACACTGACGTCGTCCGCGCTCGCGCGCACTACGACCACAAGCTCGTCTCCTCGGCTCTCGGCTACTTCTGGGACGCGATCGTCGCATGATGAAAGTCGAGCAGAGATCTTTCCAGAAGTCGGACCCGCTCTTTGCGTTCCGTTCGTTCGTGGCTCACGGACGGCGGTTTAACAGAGGCGCGGCGTTCGATTGGCAAGCCCTCGGGATTGCCGCAGAGAAGGTCGAGCTCCTATTCCGGGCGGGTAAGGTCCGCCATTACGCGCCCGGAAACCCCGCAATCGACCTCACAGACGAAGGCCTCGGCGAAAAGCTCGCCGAGGACGTTCCTGATCCCGCACCGGCCAAGAAGGCTCGAGCGAAAAAGGTGGCAGAATGACGTGGACCTACGGGGGAGCGCCCGGCACAACGACCTCGGCGACGCGGCGCGACGCCGTGCGCCTCCTCGTAGGTGACACCGACACCACCGATCAGCAGGTCACCGACGAGGAGATCGCCTTCGCGCTCTCGCAGACGTCGGATGACATCTACAACGCGGGCGCGCTCATGTGCCGGACGATCGCCGGGAAATACTCCCGGCTCGTCGACACCAGCATCGAGAGCGTCTCCTCCTCCTATTCCCAGCGCGCCAAGCAATACTCGGAGCTCGCCGTTCGTCTCGTCAAAGAGGGCAAGCGGCTGGGATCCGTCGGTCTCGGCGTGCCGGTCGCGGGCGGGATGTCGATCTCGGAGATGCAAGGCGTCGAAGACGACACCGATCGCGTCCCGTCGGCCTTCCGCGTCGACCAGTTCTCGAACCCGCCGCGCTTCGATCCCATGCAGGACGAGGACTGATCGAGATGGCAACCGGCGCGCAGATGCAACGAGACGTCGTCGCGCTTCTCAGGGAGCACGGCTACGACCTCACGTTCCGGCGTCCGGGCAACGGCGGATCTTACAATCCAGCGACCGGCGCGATCTCGGGCGGCTCGAACGCCGACGAGACGGCGCGCGTCGTCTTTCTCAATTACACCTCTCGCGACATCGACGGGACGCTCGTCCAGCGCGGAGACCGCAAGGCGGTGATCGCCGCGACCTATAACGGGACCGCGCTCTCGAAGACGCCGCAGATCGACGACGAGCTGCGCGGAGAGGGCGACGCGGTGCGGATCCTCTCGGTCCAGACGATCAAGAGCGGCGCGACGATCCTCGCCTATATCTGCCAAGCGAGGGAATGATGGCGAACGGGCAGATCCTCCGGCAGATCACGGTCGACCTCGACAAGCTCGCCGAGAAGGCAGGCGTCACGGTCGCGCAGGCGCGCAACGAATTTGCAAACCGGCTCTCGCTTGAGGTCGTGCGGGGCACGCCGGTGAAGACCGGGAGGCTCAGAGCGTCGTGGTTTCTCTCCCCGACGCTTACCGGGTCTCCCGGCGCTTCTCCCGGCGAGGCGACAGCAGGCGCGCCCGGCGCGACGCTCGCGCGCCTCTCTGGGCAAGCCGGATCTCTCGCAAACCTCGACGGCTCGATCTACCTCCTCAACGGCGCGAACTATGCGATCTTCGTCGAGGCGAAGACCCAGTTCCTCCGCAAGGTGCTGGCGCGGTCCTCGGCGATCGCCGCCGACGTCGTGACCGAGATCCGCAACATCAAGGCGACGGGGATCCCATGACCGTTATGCAAGACATCCGCGCGGCGCTCGAACAGCAGATCGCGAACGTCTCGGGGATCCCGTCCTCGGGCAATCGCGCTTGGGAGAACGTCCGCTTCACGCCGACGACCAACACCGCATGGGTCCGGATGGCGCTCGTCCCGGTGACGAGCCGGCCGGCCGTTCGCGGGCCGAGCCCGCAGATCCGGCACGACGGGAGCTTCCTCGTGACCGCGCACCTCCCCGAGGGCGCAGGACCGGCGGCAGCGGATGCTCTGGCCGACGCGATCCGCGCGGCGTTCACGGTCGACACCGGTCTAACCTCGGGCGGCGTGACCGTCCGCTTCAACTATGCCGAACGCGGGGTCGCGGTGCTCGATACGCCGTGGTATATCGTCACCGTCTCGATCTCGTGGTATACCTACACCAGCTCATAATAGGAGGGCTCAGAAATGGCTTTTGCACAGGGTTCCAGAACGCAGCTCGCCTATGTGGTCGAGAGCACTTACGGCACGACACCGGGCACCCCGGCAATGGTCGCGCTTCCGTTCAACACCCACTCGCTTGATCTAACCAAGACGCGCGTTCAGTCGGCGGAGATCACCCCCGACCGTATGCCTCGGATCGACCGGCACGGGCAGCGCACCGTCTCGGGCGACATCGTCGTCGAGATGCGTCCGGCGGACTATGATTTCCTTCTCGAGGCTGCGCTGTTCGGCGCGTTTTCGACCAACGTCCTAAACACCGGCACGACCGTGAAGTCGTTCACCGCCGAAGACGGCGCGCTCGACATCACACAGTATCGCGCGTTCAGTGGCTGCATGGTCAACACGATGCAGATGTCGATCGCACCGAACCAGATGACGACCGCGACCTTCGGGATCATCGGCAAGAACATGACCCAGAGCACGAGCCCGCTCGACGCGAGCTTGACCGCCGCCTCGGGCAACGAGCCTTTCGACAGCTTTTCCGGCGCGATCGAAGAAGGCGGGAGCGCGATCGCCTATGTGAACGCGATCGATTTCACGCTCAACAACAACCTGAACCCGTCCTTCGTTCTGGGCGCGACGACCACTCCTCAGATGGAGTTCGGGATGTCGACGCTCGAGGGCACGATGACCGTCTACTATCAGGACAAGGCGCTGATCGATAAGTTCCTCGGGGAGACCGAGAGCTCGCTCTCGATCGTGCTGGACGACCGCGTCGCCGGGCTGAACTACACGCTCCTCATGCCTCGGATCAAGATCAACGGCGCGGCCGTTCCGGTGGCAAACCCGCAATCCCGGCTTATCACGATCCCGTTCGTCGCCTTGCGCGACAGCTCGACCGGGACGCAGCTCCGGATCACCCGCACGACCTCCTAATAGGGCATCGCATGGACCTCTACGACCTCACCTTCCGCGACACCTACACCTATCAGATCCTGCACCCGATCACCAAGGAACCCGTCCCGCACGCGGACGGGTCTCCTCAGTGGATCGAGCTCTATGGATCCGACACCCGGCAATATCGCAACGCTCTGGCCGAGGTCGCTCGGCTCGACATCGCCGACCCGACCGAGAAGCTGATCGCGTTCCTCGGCCGGATCACGGCGCGCTGGCATATCGAAGTCGGAGGCGCGACACCGAAAATCGAGGACGCGCCCGAGATCTTCGGCAAGCTCCCGTCGTGGCTGCGCGATGACGTCTTCGCAGCGGCGTCGGACCGCGCCAATTTTTTCGGCGCAGCCTCGGGGAGCTGATCGCGCACGCCGGGGCGGTTTTTCTGCTCGCGCAGAAGGACAAGGACGGGATCACGCTGCGCGAGCATTACGAGCAGGCCGAGAAGGCGACGGGAGTTCGACCACCAGAGCTCGACGTCCCGCCCTTGCCGGAGACGCTGACCGAGTTTTGGGGCGTTTTTCTGCGCTTGCACCGGGCTCGACAGGCGGACGCGCCGATAGCCTTTTCCGAGGTCTTGGCGTATAGTTCGCTCACGGGGCGGGTCTTCACGCCGCTCGAGGTCGACGCGATCTCCGAACTGGACGCTCTATGGCACCAAGAGAGGGCTAAGAAGTGGCAGACATAGTTTCACTCGGCGTCGAGGTAAACACTAAGGGGGCAGAGCGCGCCCGGGACAGCCTCGGGCGGTTCGTGAAGGCCACGAAGGACGCGGCAACGGCGGCAGACCAGCTCGAGGATCAGCTCAACAAAACATCCGGAGCGCAAGACAAGCTCGCGGGCAAAGCCTCTCCGCTTGCAGGGGCGATGGGGCGCGTAGGATCGGCGTTCAAGAACAACTCGTCGGCGATCCAGAACGCGAGCTTCCAGCTTCAAGACATCATCGTGCAGATGGAGATGGGCGTCCCCGTGACGCGCACGCTCGGACAGCAGCTCCCGCAGCTCCTCGGAGGATTTGGCGGGCTTGGAGCTATCGTCGGCGTCGCGGCTGGCGCGTTCATCTCGTTCTTGCCAATGCTTATGAGCACGACGGCGGACGCGAAGACGCTGCAAGAAACGCTCGACGACCTCTCCGACACGATCGGCTCGATGCGAGACCTATCGCAGGAGATGGCGAGCCTCGAGGGGCTGGCCGAAAAATACGGGATGATCGACGCGGAGCTGGTGAAGCTCCTCGGGCATATGCGGGATCAGCAGGCGCTCGCCGCGCAGAACCAAGCGGCCGACGCCGTCAAAGCGATCGCGGACGAATACCGGATCGCAAGCTCTGCGGTGAACATCTTCAAGATCACCGGCACCGGCGCGGCGGCGGAGCTCGCCGACGAGCTCGGGCTCACGAAGAACGCTTTCCTCGCGCTGCAAGCCGGGATCCGCGAGGCGGAGGCGGCGACGACGCTCGAGGATCAGGCGACAGCGGTCGCCAAGATCGCCGACGTGCTATCCCGCGCCACCGGCGCGAACGAGGATCTCGTCGCGTCCGCGATCGAGACCGCGCTCAAGCTGCGCGAGGCTGCAAAGGCCGGGCAGGATCTCGACAACGTCGACCTCGAGGGCGCGCTGGGCGGCGCAGCTAATCAGGCGGCGCGGATCGCGGACGAGCTCGGACGAGCTGCGGGCAACGCTCTTTCTGCGGCCGCGAACGCCTCCGCCGCGCTTCAAGACGCGCAGATCCGGCGGCAGTTCGCCGGAGATCCGGTCGGGCAGGCGGGAGCGCTCGCGGCCGCGCAGTTCCAGAGATCCGCCGGGGCGATGCGAGGCTCGCAGGACGCGATCCTGCGCGGGCAGTTCACCAGTATGCAGGGGCAGATCGTCGCCGACGCAGAGGCCACGGCGCGGCTCAACGCAGAGACGGCCAAGCTCAACGAGACAATGAAGGGCGGCGCGAAGGCGATCAGCGACGTCGAGAAGGAAGCAGCGCGCCTCTACGAGAGCACCCGCACCGAGGCGGAACGCTACGCCGCAGAGCTCGAGAAGGTCGAGGCGCTGTTCGCGGTCGGCGCGATCAACGGCGAAGTCTACAGCCGCGCGCTTGAGGATCTGAACGCTAAGTTCGACCCGTTCACGAAGCTCGTGGAGGGCGTCGCGAGCAGCATCGAGACCGAGCTCAACAGCGCCTTCGCGTCCGTCCTCAAGGGCACGGCCGATCTCGGGGACGCGCTCCTCTCGTTCGCCTCGAACGTCCTTGCCAAGGTCGCGCAGGATCTGTTCGCGCAGCAATTCGCGGGGCCGATCGCGGAGGGCATCAAGGGGATCTTCTCGGCCAACGGCAACGTCTTCGACGCCGGAGGCGTCACAGCCTTCGCCAAGGGCGGCGTCGTCGGCGGGCCGACGGTCTTCCCGTTCGCCAACGGGATCGGGCTCATGGGCGAGGCAGGGCCGGAGGCGATCATGCCGCTCTCGCGCGGCGCAGACGGCAAGCTGGGCGTCATCGCAAGCGGAGGCGGCGCGCCGAGCATCACGATCAACAATTACAGCGGACAAGAGGCCACCGCCTCAAGCGACGGGGCAGGAAATGTCGTGGTCGAGATCGGCCGCGCGATCGCGCAAGACATCACGTCCGGCGGGCCGACCTATCGCGCGATCCGGACGACTTTCGGGCTCTCAAACCGCTTGCAGCAGAGGGGTTAAAAGATGGCGATCTGGCCGGGAACGCTTCCGCAATACTTCGAGGTCGGCGTGCAGGACACGCGGCAGCAGGGCTTTATCCGCTCACAAACCGACACCGGGCCCTATAAGCAGCGCAAGCGGTTCACCGCGACGGCGCGGTTCCTCTCCGGGACGATGCTGTTCACCGGCACCGAGCGCGCGACGTTCGAGACCTTTTACAAGACGACGATCTCCGAAGGGACGGACGAGTTCGACTTCATCGATCCGGCCGACTTCTCGACCGTCTCTGTCCGCTTCGTGCAGCCGCCGACGCTCTCCGCCGTCTCGGGGGGCGACACCGCAGGGACGGCGCAATGGCGGATCGACCTCGCGCTCGAGGTGCTTCCCTAATGCCGCGCACGCTTCCGACAACGGTCATAACAGCGGTCAATTCGCAGACGACGAGCCGCGCGTTTCTCGTGCTCCTAGACGTCTATCACAGCGATATCGGGACGTTCCGCTTCGTGAACAACACCGAGAACGTCACCTCCGACGGGGACACCTACACCGCATATCCCTTCTCGATCACGATCCCGCCAGACGACCCGGATCTGCAGATCAGGGCGCGTCTCCGCATCTCGCACGTCACGAGCGAGCTCAATGTGCTGCGAACGGTCGCCGGGCAGCGCGAGCGCGCGACAGTCGCGATCAAGGTGATCGACGCAGCCGACCCGGACACCATCTTGCAGTCTATCTCCGGGCTGGTGATGGCCTCGGTCGCCTATAACGCGGACGTGATGGACATCGATCTGACGATCGACAACTTTCTGACGGAGCCCTTCCCAAGTGCAACCTTCTCGCCCGCTACTTTCCCCGGCATCTTCTAACTGGTGGAACGACTATGTCGGCCTCCCGTTCGAATGGAACGGCTCGACGCGCGACGGCGTGTCGTGCTGGGGGCTCGTTTGCATGGTCTACAGCGAGGTCTTCGGGATCCGGCTCCCGCGCTTCAATGAGCTCGAGGAGCAGATCGAGGGCGGTGCAGAGACCGTCGCGGACTTCGCATCGACCGGGCGCGAGATCCCGCTCGAGCAGGCGCGCTCCGGGGACGTGCTGCATATGTGGGGGGTTCACCGAGGCAAGCGGCGTCCGACCCATTGCGGGATCGTGACCGAGCCGGGTTTCGTTCTTCATGCAGAAGCAGTCGTCGGCTCGTGTATTTCGCGCTATAAGGGGGACAACCGTTTCTTGCAGCGCGTGATCGGAGCTTATCGCCTTGAATGATCTCACCCCATACAGAGAGAGCGCGCTCACCGAATATATCGAGGTGACGCTGGTCATGAACCCGCTCGCGCAGGGCGACCGGCTCGTCGTGCGCGTCTCGCCTTCCGGCACGCTCGCGGAGCTGATCGAGGCGCTTGTCCCGAACGAGCTCGATCGGGATCATATCAGCGCCTTTCTTGGCGGGGATTATATCGAGCCGCAGCTCTGGTCGAAGATCCGGCCGAAGTCGGGCTCCTCGGTTTATCTGCGGATGGTCCCGCAGGATCCGGTCTCGATCATCTCGATCCTCGCGACCGCAGCCGCTCCGACGATCACGACAGCGATCGGGCTCACCGCCGGGACGCTCGCCGCATCGATCGCGGGCGCGGCGATCTCGATGGCGATCACCTACGCCGCCTCGGCGCTGATCGGGCCACGGCAG